CCCTCCACGAGGGAGCCCTCCTTTATCCGGCCCAAGCCGCTGCCGATGCCGAGTTCGTACCAAGGCCTAGTTTTTCGGTAGCCGAGGGCATTCATGTTTGTATTGAACTCCTCAGCTTTCTTTTTGGCTGCAACTGCAGCCTGGACTGTGCTCTCAACATCAGCGGGGATATCTTCACTCTTAGCGGTCTTCTCAGTTGCCATGTGGTTCTCCTAATTGTAAGGAAACGGCATCTCGGAATGAGATGCAAATTATCGTTTCCTCTGTCAATATACTTATACCCCCCTACACCCCGTTTTTTCACTATTTAGGGGGTATTTGGGGTAGGAGAACGGTTTATAGCCTTTATAAGGGTATTTTGGGAACGGTCGGTCGGGTTTACCCCTATTTTAGCTCCGCTAATAGATTGTTATCCTTAAGGATTACCTTACCTTTGGCGGTTAAAGAATCAGGGTATTTACGGCACATAATTACCGCCGCATCTCTAAGATTCTTTCTGCCTTTATTTAACGTGGCAAATAACTGTTGAATGGCAGGATTTTCTCCTAGGTGTTTGTCTTGACGAACTTGGGTCATCATTTTAGTGCATAGAAGGAAAAATGGTTCCCAAGTGTGATCAAAGTGTACTATTGGCTGTAATCTAGTAAATTCATACTCAGAGAACTGTATGAAGTAGTTAGACCATCTTTCTATTACTTCTAGGTCTACAGCCCTCTGCATGATCGCTAACATATGCACCGCTTCCTTATATATCGTTAAAAGTTCGGCATCAGTAGCATTACGAAAAGCAGATAAGTCTAGGCCGTTAACCCGGATAAGGAAGGCAATTTGCTTCTCGAGATTTGTTATACGAGCATCAGTTAATCTATGTAGATGCTCTTCATCCTGCTTGCTTCCCACGTCAATGTGCTTCATGTTATCTCTAGATTATCAATGAGTTTTGATTTTCAAGAGTTGACATAATGCGGTCAACTCTTTATCCTACCTACAAAGGGGAATTCCATGAGTGATGCACCAGGAGCGCTTCCGCTTGGTCTGTCCTTACAGCGAGCTGCAAAATCAATAGACCCAGAACAACTCGAGCTAATGGGTAAAAAGGCTGCCGCGTTATACAGGGATAGTGGGTGTAACCTTTCAGAAGCCGTAGTAGAGACGGTCAAAGAAGCTTGCTTATCCCCGGAACAGGTAAAAAGGGTGTGTGAGTTTGCAAACACTAGTGCATACCTTGCGGAGTTTGAGAAAGCTGGAGAAATGAAAAATGTAACATTTACAGGTGGTCCTGCAGACCCTGGATACGTATTAAAAGATTTAAATGATGGAGGTAACCCATCGTTAAATACTATCAGCTCTGATGACTATACCGCTCCTGTAAAATCTTACAAGACTGCTTCTATGGGTATGAGTAAGATAGCAGAGGCTTTTGGAGTCATTGATGATGGAACTAAAACTGCGTCGGCTGTAAGCCGTACCAGAGACCATGCAACTCACTTCAATCCCATTGAAGATGTTAATGACCTACGTATAACACTAGAACGGGCTAGAGAAGAATCTATCAGTAAACTCTCTTCTGCGAAAATCCTGTATGATGACGTGACTAAAGATTTATGCCACACAGTGGCACAAGCCGTGGAATCTGGTACCTCTATGGGGGACATTAGTAGAGCCTGGAGTGGGTATACTAATGATGTACGTTTTCTTAAAGAGGCTACTGTACACGTAACCAAGCATTTAAAGAGCCGGGGACATACAAAAGAAGCATTGTCCTCATCTTTTGATAAAACGGCTAATATGGGTAGTTTACCGAATCCATCGCATCCTTTAGTAGCTGGGTATGTGGCTTTCCTTAAAGTAGCGCAGGCCCATAGAATACTGAAGACATCTATAGACGTGCTAGATGAGCGCCTAGCAGAAGTAAATGCTAAGCTGCATCAAATGGCAATGTAAGGAGATGCAAGATGACCCCGTCTAGATATACAGCTGTAGCTTCAATTATGCGTACTAAGGTTGCCGGAGAGATAGCAGACGCAGCTAAGAAAATGACTATAGGTGAGATGGCTGGCTCTGCGCGTAGAGGAGTAGGTCATGTTTGGGATGCAATCAATGCTGGTGCTCAAGCCACTGCTAAACACCTAGAGGCTAAGAAGGCTCCTAAGTTCGTTTCTGGTCTTATACATGCTGCACCAACTGTTGGTGCAGCGTACTTAGGCTATAAAGGCCTTCAAGGGCTTTCTAATTGGAACACTAACCGCATTATGCGGAATCAAGTGCAGGGGGGATACTAATGAACCCTGTAGAAGAGTTTCTAGAAGTTGCTACTCCAAAAGAGAAGACTGCCGCTCCTCTTAAAGCCTTGTGGCAAGGCATGAAGTTCCAAAATCTCGAGGATATATTAGCGAAGGGCGCTAAGGCTACCTCTTCTGAGAATTTTGCACACACACTAGGACAACAGTTAACAGCTGGTGGTGCGATAGGGGCAATGACATTAGGTGGCGAGGCTGCTTTCCGTGGGGTAAGACAGCTTGTAGATATGGGGGTAGATAAGTGGAGAAAGCCTATAGAATATAAAGCAATGCTTAATGCTCATCCAGAACTGCGGGAAGAAGATGCATCTAAAGTACAGGCATTGTATAACTCACTAAGACACATGTCTCCTCATATGGCAAAGGACCCGGTGATAGCTGGTTCTTTTGTACGTACGTTATTGACCCAAGGTAGTGAGGGCAGTGTGGCTATGCCCATGGATACAGCAAAGCTGTTGGCGGATACACAAAGTAAGGTAGTAGGCTCTCATAGGATGGAACCGTCCCAGTTTTCAGCGTATGTAGCTCATGGTGTTCCTGGAGAAATGCAATATCGACAGCAACGAAAAGATAAGTTAGAAGATAAAGCGCAAGAAAATTTTGATAAAGGGTAGTTAGGTGATCATTAAGGTTTGTCAGTTTCAGGCACGTCGGCAAGACGGGGAAAGGCTAGTAGAGGTCTTTCAACCGGGGGAGATGGAGAAGGCTGCGTCTTTTTTTAGTATGGGAAAGACTGCAGCCCCTTTACTTTCTCCGGTTAAGCAATTGCTCGAGACTATACGGCCAAATCCACAAAAGATTGTACTGCTTGTAAATGCACTAGGTGCTAGTGAATATTGGTCTAGTAATATTAATGGAGATGCATTTCCAGAAGCATCTTTGATCCATAAAGGTCCAGCGTATGGATATGAGACTTTCCGCACCGCAGGCATCTACACACACCATAAGAACAAGAATATAAACGAAAGTATTGGAACAATATTACTTTCGACTTGGCACGATTTGATGAAACGTGTTGAGCTTGTTGTGGAGATAGATAGAAGTAAAGCAGCTCAATTTGGTGCCACTAGTGTTTGTGATAAGGTAGATCAAGGAATATACTGCGATGTGTCAATGGGCTGTAGCCCTCCTGGGACTAGAATATATAATGATTTGGGGCAAACTATTGAGATAGAACGTGTGCAGATAGGGGACGCTGTAATATCACATACAGGGAAGGTGCAACACGTATCTAAACTTATGACACGTAAATATAAGGGTACTCTTTATACTTTTAATGTTTACGGATTTCGAAGAACACTTAGTCTTACTGATGAACATCCATTATGGTTAGTTGATGAGGCGCAGCTTAAATGTAATCCGTCTATAGAACAGGATAATAAGAGCAGACGACAAAGGCATTGTACGCCTTTTGTACAGAGTAAATCTAAAGGATGTTCAGGTTGTATGGTAGTTCCTACTTATCAATTTGAATGGAGGCGAGCTGATGAGGTTAATGTAGGAGATTATTTAGCTTTTCCAGTTCTTGAGGGGTGTAGTAATGTTATTTCATCTATAGATGAGGCTAGATTTTTAGGGTTTTATTTAGCTGAAGGACATGTAGGCAATTACAATGATAGGCCATTAGAACAGATAACTTTCTCATTAAATTTTCTAGAAAAAGACCTTGCTAATGAGATAGAGCAGTTAGGGCGTAAATTAGGGGCAAAGGTAAGTTGGCAGCACGAAGTGCCTGAACGTGGTGGACGATATGTAACCATAGTTAACAAGGATTTAGCCGATAAGTGTCTACAGTTTTGTGGCTCTGGAGCTAAGACAAAAGTAGTTTCTAAGGAAGTACTTTTGCTCCCTGCTGAACGGCAATTAGCTTTCTTAGGTGCTTATTTAGATGGGGATGGCGGAGTGTATAAAGGGTCTATTTATTTTTCTACTGCATCAGAACGTTTGTCTGAACAACTGTTCACTATGCTTGCTCGTTGCGAAATCATTGCGTCAATAAATAAAATAGAACATCGTCCTTCTGAGAAGTCAGTAGTGCGTAAAGATACTGTGGAGTACCAAGTATGGGTGGGTACAGATTATTCAGTTGCTCTTCAGCCATATACGCATAAGACAGGCATATATGTATCTAGTAAGGTGAGGGGACAGCGATTTTTTTATGACCATGAGGGTGCGACATATTTGATGGCCCCAATACTGGAAATAGAAGAATCTGTTTATGACGGCGATGTATTTAATTTTTCGGTTGAGGGCGATGATAGTTATGTGGCTGAGGGGTTGGCCGTACATAATTGCAAAGTCCCGTTTGATACTTGTAGTATTTGCCTTGATCTGTCAAAGTATGAAGAAGCTAAGACTACTTTTGATCCGTCTATACATAAGAGTCCTGGAGAAGCTATTTTAATTGCGCATAAGAAAAATCCTATTCGTGGTGTTTCAATTACTAGAAATGACTATTGTGCTCATTTACGTAAACAATTAAATAAGATTCTTCCTGACGGGCGTAAAGTGTGCGCTATCAATGACTATCCAAGATTCTTTGATATCTCTTTTGTGTTTATTGGTGCGGATAAGACAGCCAAGGTAATGGCTAAATTAGCTTCTAACTCTTTCTCCGGTGAAACAATTCCTTCCTGGCAAGTGGCAGAAGAAGATGGTTATACGGAGATGCCCATGGAAAAGGCAGCTTCTGTAGGTACATTACTTCCACGAGTTAAGTCTGCTGCTGAGATCAAATCTGGAGAAATAGAGAAGGATGTTATACCGTCACAATTTGGTTCTAAAGCTATACCAGCTAAAGACGACATCCCTAATGATATTTTGGATACTTTGGGTGGACGAGATTTAAGTGAAGCTCTCTCTACACCTACTATGATGGGTATGTTTCTACGCCCACGTGAGTTCCAGCGTATAACAATTATCAGTATGGGGAATAAACCTTTAGCTGATGAATTGGATAATAAAGGTATTGTGTTCCCTCATACAGATGAAGATGAATCTCCTGCAGATATGGGGTCTGGTCATTTTAGCGATGTGATTAAAAAGCTATTGATGCCCTTTTTAGAGGGGCGTAGCGCATTAGAGCCAGTAGCTAAGAGAAGAATGGTTAAGATTACTATTATGGGCAGCCCCAAAGATGAGGCCCCTTTATTGAAGACCTCTTCTCATCCATTTATGCAGAAATTATCTGCTGCATATAATGGATATCTTCGCAATGCAATAGGGTGTTTAAGTGATGTTCCTGATCTAGTAGAGGCAGACCCCTATTTGTGGTCCGCTGTTCACAATAGAAGTGTAGGCGATATCTTTTTTAAGACTGCAGAAGTTAGTGCTCCACATGTGTTAGGTGCAGCTATTGCTGCTGAAGCTATTTCTGTAATGGCTAGGCGGGATATAAAACGTAAGGAAATGCAGGGGGAACAGGCCGGATTAATAGAAGATCTGATTGCCACCCACCCCCACGTCCTGGCATCATTAGCCGCACTAGGTGTTTTACACGCAGAAGGTTCTTCCCTTCCGAAAGATTTACTAGCAAAATTGACCAGTATAGGTAAGAGTGTGATTTCTCGGTGAGGTTAGAGGCTTCGTACCTCGAGGAAACAAGATCACCGACAAGCGAAACCAAAACAAACCGAGTATTAGGAGATTCCACATGGACGCACAGTTGGCACAAATCTATGGCACTGGAAACAATGCCGAGGATGATCAGGTTAAATTGGCCGCTGCAGAGCTTCTTGTAAAGCTAGCAGAGGATAATAACGTTGATCTAAATCAGTTCGATGACACTGAAATTGCTCAGATGATCAACGAGCTTCACAAGACTGCAGAGTTCCCTCCTGCTGCAGAAGAGAAGAAAGAATCTAAGGAGACTCCAGAGTCGAAAGAATCTTCATCTGAGTCTTCTGAATCGGCGGAGAAGGCTGCTGAAGAGAAGGTAGCTGAGGCTGATTTCCTTGGTCGTGTAATGGCTCACTCGTTTAATCAAGAGCTCACTGAGATTCAGAAGCAAGCTGGAATTAAAGATATGGCAGGCAAGGCCGTATCAGGCGCTAAGGGTCTTTTTGAGAAGCATATAGCTCCCGCAGCTAAGCGCGGAGGAGAGCTCATCACTGGTAGTCGTGCAAGGGAGCTTAAGGGTGCGGATGAGATTGGTAAGCGACTAGCTCCCAAGTCAAAAGAAACTAAGTACGTCAGTAATCTGCTTAAGGGCGAAAAGAATAAGGTTCTAGCTACTAGAATCGGTCTTGGCGCTGGTGCAGCAGGTCTTGGCGCTGGTGCAGCTATGGGCAAGAAGAAGGAGTCTTCGGCTCTTGACACTCTAGCTTCTGAGCGTGCATGGGAACTAGCTAAGGAAGCTGGTTGGGTAGACGCAGAGGGTAACCTGGTCGTTCCTCAGACTGAAGAGAAGGTAGCTTCTCAGGTGGACATCGAAGTTGAGCGTCGTGCCCTGCAGATGCTCGAGGCAGAGGGTCTTCCCGTTCAGTGGAATGAATAACACCCTATGACTGGGATCGGAATGTTGGCGTTTTTTGAAGAACTGGAAAAGCTGGGCGGTCTAGCCCGCTCTATGGATAGTCCTTGGGGAACCAAGACTGTTGGAGCACCTAGGTCTAAGATCACCCCAGCCCAGTTCCCTAAAGCGCCAACAGCTCCGGGCCCTATGTCCCCTAAATTGGTAACCCCGGCAGCTAAGTACGGTCCCAGCCAAAACTATTCTCAACCTAACTTTGCGACCCCACCAACAGCAGGTGTTGCAGATGTAGGTGGAGTATAGCAAGGCAGCACTGCCAACAAGTTTTGTAATTGGAGGATTCGATGCATATCTCGCTACAAGCAATGGTTGCTACAGCGCTGGCTGAGGCTGAGGAACGTGAAAAGCTCGCAGCAGCAGACGGCGATGCCGTAGCCAACGGAGAAGATACTGATATTAATGATGGAAAGGGTAAGGAGCCTAGTGCTGCTAATGCCTCTCCCAATAACCCTGCTACCGTTCCCGAAAGGAACGAAACTAGCAAGGCTGACGGTGAAAAGACCTCGATGGTAGCTAATAAACTAGCTAGCGCCATTGAGTACCTTAATGAGAACTGGCTGTCTAAGGTAGCCGTAGGAGAAATTACTCCTCCTACTCCGGCCGGACAACCAGAAGCTAAGATTGGTCCAGGCGAAGGTCCAGGTGCCTTTGAGACGAATGTAAATTCGCCTACCCCTGGTGTCCAGTCTGAGGCTGTAGGACAAGCACAAACTGGTGTTATCCCTATGAAGCCAGGCACTGATTCGGCCTCCCCCGGACAGACAAATACTGATACTGCCATGGAGACTACTATTAATAATCCTCCCGGTGGTAGTGAAGACTGGACTAAGAAAGATGTGCTTAAGCAAGCTGCTGCAGCTCTCTTAATTAAGAAGGCTGCTAGTAAGAAAGTAGCTCGAGTACTTCAAATCATTAAAGAAGCAGATGTCCCTCCACAGGCAACTGCTTCTGAAGAGGGTGTACCTGCTCTCCCAGGACCTGCTGCGTCTCAGGAGAGGATGATTGATAGTAATCAAGCAGCCATAAACTATACTAAGCGTGATGCGAAGGCAGAGCCCAAAGAGCGGATGGGTGAGGTTCTTAGTGAGCCAGCTCAGAAGAAGACGACGGATACTGTCCTTCAGAACAACCTCTCTACTACTAACGAAGCTGGGACCAAAATCTCTTCAGCTAAGATAGCAGCAGCGAGGGCCTACCTCAGCAAGATTGCGGAGGAAGGTTGCAGCTCTGATGCTTCGCCGGAAGCAAAAGAGAAGGCGGATAGACTTAAGTCTATCCTAGAAGCCAAGCAGAAAGAGAAGTCGAGTCAGTTCGATGCCTCTAAAGAGACTTTCTAAGAAGGATGAAGAACATGGAATCTAAGACTAAGATCAGCGCAGCACAGGCAGCCCAGGTCTACGCCGAGGTACCAACAGTCCTTCGGAAGCTAGCCTCTGAAAGAGATCAACTACAGCGTGAGCTAGACGGTTATCGTCTAGGTTCTCGAATTGTGAAACTTGCTCAACTCATGGAAGACAAGAAAGTCAATCTTGGCCTTTCACGGGAAGAGAAAGTTGCACAAATTAAAGAAGCTCATGCCAAGGGTAGGTCTCTAGAAGCAATTGAGGAAGCTATTGAGATGACTGCTCCTAACGGAGAAATTGCAAAGATGGCTTCTGAAGATGCCGGAAACGGTATTAACTCGCTCGAGTCGTATCTACTTGGTGACCTGGCGTAAGTCAGGGTTCCGAGGACAAAGTAACAACAAATAGGAGAATACCATGATCGTCAACTTTGAACTAGTCACAGACGTACAGGACCTGATTCGCAGGGACTTTACGGTTGCTGACCCCACCATCGTTAACCCAACTAATTCGAACCCACTGCTTGACGGTGAGTTCGTAGCACTTAACTCGTCATATCAACTTGTTCGCGCAGGCACAGGAGGCCTTGGCTTCGCAGTATTTGCAGAACGTGGACGTTTCGACGTTCAGGCTCTTGGCAAGACTACAGTCTTGTTTGCAAAACCATACGAAGCAGACACTCGTATCTTCACCGCAGCAGGTCTTACCTTGGGCGGAGCTCTTAAAATCTCATCCTCGGTTACTTACGACAGCCAGACTCGCTCTGGTCTAGTTGCATACGATTCAGGTATCGTTCTTGGATACGTGACTCGTTTGCCTGCAAATAATGGCAGCAAGCTGCGGTTCCTCAAGACCCTCGGGTAATTGAGGCTAACAAGGTTTCTTACAAAGGATAATAAAATGAGCGTTCCATCCAGAATTTTGAATGATCTGTTCACTCAGAAGTTGGACTCTGCTGAAGGGCAGGAAAAAATTGCTGAGTATGCTGGTACTTACATCCGCGACCGTTTGCGTGAGGTTGCTTTCTCACGAAAGATTATTCCACCGCAACAGGTAACACGGGCAGATTGCCAGCGTTCAGTACATCACGATACACTAGTTAAGATCGTCGATGTAGAACCAAAGAGCCGTGCAATGAGCTTGACTTTCCGTGGTCAACCCACTGCTCGCTTCATCCGCGCTCCTCGTGCGGAAGTTCCCTTCTTCACTATCTCCTCGGAAAAGTTCGAGAAGACTGAACAGGAACTTTTGGCCTACGAAATGCCCATCACTAAGGTCATTGAGGATAACTCCGTTAAGGATATCCAAGAGATCGAAGACCGCGAGTTCACAATCCACATTGAAGCAGCCGTCCAAGCTCTACAAAAGGAAGCTAATGGCAATGTGGTTACCACTCTAGATGCAACAACAGTTGCCGCTGCAGGTGTTGTAGAGTTCTCTGTTCGTAAAGGCGAACTTGCTCGTCACGCTTCAACCAATACTGCGGTATCTCTACCTATTCAAAAGCCTGACTTGGTTAACCTGTTCAAAATGCTCTCGGGAAACCGTCTGCGTGGCGAAATGGTTCTGATGACGGAAGTAGATTGGGACGATATCCTTCAGTGGACTACTGAAGACGTAGGTAATAAGATCGTAAGTGAGACTACCGTTGAAGGGTATAAGTACAATCTGCTCATGGGCCGTGCGTACTGCCGTACCATCAAGACCGACATTCTTCGTCCAGGTAACCTCTACTTGTTCACGAAGCCTGACTTCTTCGGTAAGTTCTTTATCTTGAATAACACCAAGTTCTATATTGACAAGATTGCCAATATGATCACTTGGCAGTCATGGGAAGATATCGCTGTCAGCGTTATCAACATTGCAGCAGTTCGTAAGCTCGAGCTCTACTCGGGTGATGCAACCAGCTTAGATGCAGATAGCATCCTGTCAAGCGTAATTCCAATGGCAGAGGAAGACCTCGGTCAAGAAAACAACAGGGTCGATGTTGGAATGACATTCCCGACTGTCGAAATTTATTAAAATCTCTTAATTAGCTTTATAGCTAGTTCTGAAACGGGGAGTTTGGCTGGTTAGCCAGCTCCCCGTTTCGCTAAGATGATACGTACTTTTAGGAGAAACCAAATGGCTGAGTTCGTTCCCACATACGTAATCCATAATCAGTTTCGTGCCCAAAGCTCTCATGCACAGCGCTCTATTGCCCCCCAACCATTTACTTCTGTAGAATGGTTAGCCGGAAGAAGAATTCTACCAAAAAGACCCATTCGCCTAACTGAAAAAGAATACAAAGCCTTAGAACAGGAAATTCTAGCTAAGGTACGTGAAGGACGCCTGGCAATAACCTGTCCAGACTTGTCTTTTATAGATTCCCGGCCGGATGGTAGAATATTTATTACTTATTTAACTAGGCCAATTGCTGAAGAAGGTATCACTCTCCCAGTTGGGCTAAGTACTATTACAGATGTTCTATCAACTCCACCAGTAACAAATGTAGTTACTCCTCCGGAAGTAATCACGGTTGAGACAGTTGTGCCTCCAGTTACAGACGAAGTTGCTATAAAACTTGAAACATCTAGCGATGAGGTAGTAGCTGATACATCGCCGGATATGGATGAGAATAGTATAATTACTTTAGATCAGCCAAGAAAGAAACGGCGTAAGGGAGAGCTCAATGGCTAAAGTATTAAATACCACTGATAGAAATCTTACCGTAGAAAGATGGACACTTCTTGCCGGAAGTACTAAATGTATAGACCAGCAAGGTAATGTACGTTATGAACTGCCAGATTCTGTTGCCTTTGGTCCGGTAGTAAAACATCTAACGGACCTAGGACTGGTTACACTTACTGGAATAGCTCATCAGACAATAGAAAAATCTGATAGCGAACCACCAGTTCATTATGTGTCTAAGTCTCAACGTAAAAGACTGCGGGAACAACAGAAAGGGTAGCTGTGGCCCAGCAATTACAAGGCCTGGCCGGAGTAGCAGGAGGAGCAACTAGCCCCCTCTTTAACTCCTTTATCCAAACCGTCCGTTTCTTTATGAGGGACCATCCTCAATTGAACCGGTTGGTAAAAGGACAAGAACATTCAGATCGTATGATCGCTTGGGCTATTATGGACTTCCTGTCTGATTGGGCAGGTACACCTCCAGACTTAGGCTATATGACTCTAGAAGAGATGTTCTATAAACATTATCAATCTTTTGCTCTCCGGGGTACTTGTGTAGCCTTGCTACAGTCAATAGGTATCCTCCAAACTCGTAATCAATTGCAATTCTCTGACGGCGGAATAAGTGTAGATGCAAATAATAAAGCACCTATGTGGATGCAGTGGATTAGAGATTTTTCCACTAAGTATGAACAAGAAAAGGTTCAGAGAAAAGTAGCGATCAATATTGCTAATATGATGACCAGTTACTCTGGCGTTCATAGTGAGTATTTCTTCGTTAATGGGTGGTATGGCGTTTACTAATTTGCCAATGGCTGGTATGGCGTATATCCTTGCAACTTACTCCTTCAGAATATCAAATGATTACAGCCAGTATATTTGATGAGCTAGAAAAGATTGCTCTTAACGCGGGTTCGCGTGGGGGTAAGGTACATCATTATACCGCTAAAAATAATCCGGTTTATCAAAGTGATATAGATCGCCAGAATAAAGAAAAACAATCAAAAGGATGGACGGTCGGTAACATAGCTAAAGGTGTAGCTGGTGCTGCTAGTGCTGTTGCGCTTGGTCTTGCTGCACGTAAGGTTCTTGGGAATGCGGCTGCTAAAAAAGCGGCAGAACGTATAGTTGATAATCATGTTAAGTGGACCAATGCTAAGAAAGCGTATGAAAATATATATGATATAGGCAAAGGTGTGTACCATGAGGCAGATCATACTGCTGGTTATACAGCGTTTAATAAGCATTTTGAGGATGCACGTAAAGCGCACGATAGCGCACATTACGCTAATAATTGGAAGAAGTGGGATAAATGGAGTGCTAGTAATAAAGCACATGCTGCCAGTCATGATGCTTATGAGCATGCAAAGGGAGTTAGAGAAGATCTGCATAATAGTAGACAAAAAGCTAAATGGGCTGCAGAAGACACAGAATGAGCTAAATGGGAAGCGAACAAAGCTAAATGGAAGGCAGAAGACACAGAACGAGCTAAATGGGAGGCAAGTGATCCATTCGCAGATTTTCGCAATAGCTGGAAAAATGAGTGGGGGCCAAATCCATTTGAAGGATTTCATTGGGGGCAAAAATCTGGAAGGAGCTACGATCCTGGAGCTCGTACCAAAAATTATAGTGTCGGGCATGTTACTAAGTTAGAAGAAGCGGGTTTACCTGGCTTGGGTAAAGTCAAGACTAAGGCTGAAGCCAAGAAAGTCTACAGAGATTTCGTGGTTAAACACCATCCAGATAAGCTGCAAAATGTTAGCGCACAAGAACAAGCAGCTATGACAGAAAAACTTAAGACGGTTAATAACCTTTGGAGTTCATATAAAAACTCGGATGAGTTTTCTAAACTAGCAGCAATACGTTATGCTTTTTTGACTTTTATAAGATGAACACAAGTATCCCATGAATATCACACAGCAAAACGTCTTTCAGCTTTGGTGGCCCTTATAAAAGGGTTATGATTTGCTTAGGCGTTTTAGAAAGTAGGCATCATGGGACCATCAAAGAAAAAGCAGTTATCTGACACTGATGAGGCCCTTGTTGCTATTGCAAGTGAAACCGGTGGTGAGATTGGCGCGCAAAGAGTTTTAGACCACATAGACATACCAACTTTTAACGCAAATGGGTTAATGCACGAATTAAGTGACTCTATGAAGGAACTGATTCGATTAATCGCTAGAGATATAGTAAGTAGTCACGAGAGGGATTGCGCTGGATTGGAAAGAGTTGAAAGGCGGGTTGACGATATGCAGAAGACAATAAACGTACATAGCGATGTAATCAATCAGTATTTAGGTGAAAAGAAATTTAAACGATATGTACAGCCTATACTGATTGGATTTGTTGGTAGTGCAGCAGGAGTAGCCCTTGTTGGACTACTTCTAAAAGGTCTTCTTTTTCATCACTAAAATATTTTTATATTTATTTTAATCCGCAAACTCCCCAGGAGATTCTATGTATATTTACAAAGCGTTCAGTAGCCCAGACGAGCTAACAGATTTCTTGAACGGTGCTATCTTTAGCTCCCCTCTTCCGGCCACTGTATATGGTCTGCATGGGCTAACCGTTATAATCAATAACGGTTCTGCGGATAAGACTACAACCTTTTCAGACCCTACCGGTGCAGGTCTTAGTCCAGCAAACATACTGGCACAGATATACGCAACCGACAGTACTATGCAAAAGGTAAAACTGCGGTCATATGGGTTAATTCCAAATAAACCAGTGCTTGTAATCGCAGAAACAAGTTACGCAACTAAAGGCGGTACAGCTGTAACTATTTTGGGTCTGCCCTCGGCTACTACTAATGTTACAGCTATATCTAAGACCAATATCGTATGGGTAACTGCCTCTATCTCGGGCAATCCTCGTTACGATGTTCTATACGTTACTACCTAAGGAGCACGTTATGAGTGAAGACGCTCTATTCAAAGCACTCTCTACCAGTAACCAGATTCCTTGGGATAAAGCTGCAGAACACTTCATGTACATGAAGATTGCTTCTGGTGGATTATACGTTGACGAAGTAGATTTGTTGAAAGAGGCTGCAGCAGGTTTAGCTCCAGAAGATGTTCAAAAAGCTTTAGATCAAGGTACCATCTCAGGTATCCGTTCTTCCGTAGCTCAGGACATTACAAATAAAGCTAAGCATCAACGTACTCATGGAGAACGTATAGGTAAAGGTCTAGGTTCTATTGCTGGTCTTGCAGGTGGTGTACTCGTCGGACGTGGTGGGCATACCCCAGGTGAAAGGGCTTTTAGAGCCGCAGTTGGTTTAGTTGGGGGGCATGAGGCCGGAAAAGTAATAGGACAGGAATTAGATGCACATAAGCTGAATAAGCGTGGGGCAATGGAGAAGGACTCTGGAGTCCTCAGCAGTATTGGTGGTTGGGCTCTTAAGAATCCTAGATTAGCTGTAGGCGCTGCCGGTGCAGGTCTTGGTGCCTTAGCTGGAGCTGCAGGTACAGCAGGTGACCCTAATGCTAGTATGCTTGGTGGAGCAGCAAAAGGTGCCTTACTTGGTGGTGGTCTAGGATTGGCAGGCTCACACCTTGGCATGAAGGCCATGGCTAATAGGGGTATGTCCGCAAGTATGAGATTGCCTAAAGGTAGAAATCTCACTCTCACCCCCACATTAGCTGCTGGTAAACTAAATCCTGGGCTCAAAATGGCTGCTATGAATACGCTCAAGCAGGCCATGATTAAAGAAGGTTGGAGTCTTCGTAACCTATTCAAAGCTGCTCCAGAAGTTATTCCTCCAGAGGATGTTGGAGAGGCTGCTCTTTCTGGTGGCCTTCAAGAAGGTCCTTCTGGCGCTATTAATGAAGCAGCCGGACAAGTAGGTGGATTAGCTGGTCATGCTCTTGGTGAGAAATTACATTATCCGGCCTTAGGAGCTATGGCAGGTAACCTAGGAGCAAAAGGCATAGCCGGTCAGCTCACAGAAGGTATGGATAATCCAAAAACTGCTGCAGCTAATAAACTTCTATCTGCTATCCGGGCATTTAAGAAGACAGCAGAAGAACCTCGAGGTGGCCTCTCTACCACCGATGAAAATGCCCCAGTAGGTCCTAATGAGTTCTCAGGAAATCAGTACCCACCAACGCATGATGAGATGGGAGCTGCTCCAGATGCAGCCCCAGTGGTTAATGTAGACCAAGACCTACAACCAGACCCCTCAGATGCCATTATGGCACTTCTACAGAAGGGTAATGAATCTGAATTCCATGCTGCTCGAGCAGATGAGGCACAAGAGGCTGCTGCTTCTGCAGAAGAACGTGCATCTATGCTCGAGAGCCAGATGCAACAACTCTTGCAAGAGATTGAACAAGTAAAACAAGAGTCTGGTGGCCAAGCACAACAGGCTAGTGAACAAGCTATGATGGCCTCACAAGATGCGATGGCTGCTAGAACAGAATCACAAACTGCTCAACAACAAATGATGCAGTTGCGTCAATCTATCACCTCCTACCGGCAACAGCTAATGGACATGCTGGCTCAAGATCCGACAGTTGTAGCTGGTCCTCCACAAGTACCAGTAGGTCCTCCACCAGGTCCTGCAGGTATGACTGGTTCTACAGGAGGTCCTGGAGATATAGGCCAACCTATGCCATCAGGTCCTATGGGTCCTGAAGGTGTCCCAAGTCCTGAGGCACCACAAGGAGCTCCTCCGGCTGCAGAGGGTGCGCCTAAAGCAGAAGCACCTAAAGCACCTAAACCTGAAGCCCCAGCATCTGGTGTAAATGTAAATATACATCCACCAAAAGCGGCAAAGCCTGCAGCTAAGGAGTAGCTGTGCTCACAGCTGGGCAGATAAAATATGCAGCTTTTAAAGCTGAGCTGTCCAAGTTATCTGGTATTGTTGACTGGGTAGCTGAAAGACCCCTCACTTCTGCTGCATTAGGTGCTGCAGGGTCAGGTACTTATAAGCTTTTTAGGCATGGTCCGTGGGGAGAGAGTGGAAGGTCTATACCTGAAACCAGAGACATACAAAAATCCCAGATGCTAGAGGGTGCAGAACTAAAAAAAGCACTCAAAGATCAAAAAAGCCATGCCTTAGCTGCTGAAGCTGCTGGGGCGGGTATAGGTGCAGCTGGAGTAGCTGGTGCAGGGCTGTTAGCTAATCAACATATACTTGGACCAAGTATTGTAAAAGCTGAAAAAGGATTAACCACCTCGCAGGAAGAGTTAGGGAACATGTTTACACGTGCGGGTAGTGATTTGACTGCACGTGGAGCCCCTATACCAAGAGCATTTGTGGCTCCTGATGGCGGATTAGATGTTGGGGTGCATATACCAAAAGGAGGTTATCAGCCTTCTTTTTTACGCAATTGGGAAGCTAGGCAAAATGCAGTACCAGTCGCAAAAGCGCTACAAATAACCCCAGAAGATGCTAAAAAATTAGTTCTTGATGCCATGAAGGGAACTGGGGCGGTAGTGCTGCCTGGAGGTGTAGGTCCTCATGTAGCTGCACACGAACTAGGACACTCATTATTTGGAGCTACCAGATTAGGTAAGGCTAGTAAGGCTTTACGTTTACCCGGCTACTTAGGAACAGCTGCTGGTACAGCTATGGCATCTTCAGCAGACCCTGACTCTACTACGTCAAAAGTTGCTCCATTAGTGGCAGCTGCAGGTATAGCTCCAGCTATGGGTGAGGAGCTTGGAGCCTCATTAAAAGGGTTGAAGTTAATGAAGAATACTGGCTTTACCCCTGCGCAGCTTAGTACTGCACGTAAGCAAATGGGTAAGGCTTTTGGTACGTATGCAGCTGGAATAGGATTACCAGTAATTGCTGCTCCTTATATTATCCGCAAAGTTAGAGAGTATAATCGTAAACGCCGGGAAGAGAAGGGCATAGAGAGCCCTGGTGTATTGCAGAGCAGAATAGACGCTCTAGGAGAATGACCATGGATACTTTCCTTTCTGATTTATATGACCGGGGAATTGTTAAGGCAGCAGTAGCTGGACCTACTACTCCACCTTGTCCAGAAGCCTCTGCTGTAAAGTCTTTAGAAGCTGAAATTAAAGCACCGGCAAAGAAGGTCACTCCACCAGAGATACCTACTGCGGCGGAGAAGAAAGCAGAGATGGTTATTACTGCTATGAGGGCCACTAGAAATGTTCCTATACATATTAAGAAGGCAGCAGCTAAGTATTTGGGGCAGAAATTAGCAAGGAGATAAGATCATGGATTTCCTAACAAAGTTGTACGCGGAAGAAAAAGAGAAGAATGCTAGTGCAGAGCTCGAGCAGCTCTATAAGCAGATGTCTGTCTCTCAACTAGAAGATGTTCTTGGAATTAAGACAGCTGGTAATGTTAAAGATTTGGCTTTGGCATCCCTACTAGGTAGTGCTGCAGTAGGGGGTACTAGTGCTTTAGTAGATAAAGAACATGTAGGTCGAAATGCTCTAATAGGTGCTGGATTAGGTGCTGGTGGTATGGCTGCTGGTAAGATGATAGGCAAAGGAATGGTTGGGTTAACAAATCGTCATCTTAGAGATGCAGCGGCAAAATTAGCTAAGAAATAAATGGCTCAGAATCTCACATTCATAAATACTAAAATCCGAAGCTTCTCTTTGGATTTTCTGGAAGTCCTATGGGAGATCGAAGATACCAATATCGACCCCCTAGACTACCAGCTTTATGTATTGAGATCAGAGTCCCCCATGGGTCCGTTCGATACTATTGCCGGACCATTTGAAGACAAATATCGCTTTGTAGATAATCATGTAAACCTACTGCATAGATGGCGGCAGATATACTACAAGATTAGAAGTGTTCAGAAGGTTGATCAAAACAACTTCGTAGAGTCTGAACCCTTTACCTTTGCCAATAATCCGGATTTGATTGGACAAGAGATTCAACGTCTCGAACGCTTAGTATGGAGCGAATACGCTGGTAATAAGTGTTTTGTCTTTCCTGTCCGGACATTTGGTAAGAGATGCCAGAATTGTTACGATGGCCCGGAAAAAGGTAAAGGGTTCACTAGTCAGCGTAGACGAAGTAATTGTTTGAGTTGTTTTGATACAACATATACTCGTGGGTATTACGATCCAATCGAAATATACATGCAGATAGATCCTAGCTCTAAATCCATACAGAACTTAAAAGTAGGTGAGCGAGGACAAACTGATACTACAGCTAGATTACCTAACTTCCCATTGATGAAGCCTCGAGATTTGATAGTTGAGGCCAATAACATTAGATGGCGTGTAGTAAAGGTCACTCCGACGGAGAGAATGAGGTCAGTAGTACATCAAGAACTCGTACTTCATGAAATTGTAAAAGGTGATATAGAGTACCAGCTTCCCATTCGTATAGATGACTTGAGAAGCTTTGAACCTAGTCCTGCTAGAAACTTCTTGAATCCTCAAGATTTGCAGGCATTTGAAGAACAAGCTATTAATGATATTTACGCTGTGTACGGGATGAGAATGCCATGATTAATGCAGCATTTTTTGATGAGCTAGAGAAAATCTCTGCTGTTCTCTCTTTACAGCATCGAGAAAGCCTACCCTCTAAGAGTTTTGCTGTTCCAGAAAGAACGGCTAAGCGTATTGGGGTAGCTAATGAAATTCAAGGTGAGTCTAAAGGTAAATACCCGATTCATGATAGTTCACATGCTCGAGCAGCTCTTAGAATGGTAGCCATGCATGGTACTCCTCAAGAGAAAGAACTTGTCCGGGCAAAGGTTAGAGCAAAATATCCAGAGATTGGACAAAAGACAGCAGCTATGTTCGATGAGCTCAGCAAGATAGCAGAGGAGGCTGGCGAAGGTCCGGGTGGCCCTTTCGTTACTAAGGATAGGCTTAAGAGACTTGGAATAGCCTCTCTTCATACTGCTGGGGGCGCTGGTCTTGGTTGGGCTACTGGTGAAGCTATTAAACGGTGGATAGATAAGTCACCTAAGAGACAGAACATATATGGCAAAGTTCTTCCAACTTTAACTGGAGCAGCGGCATTAACAGCCTATCTACACAGGCATCACACAGATAATTATATCCGTCACGGGAAGAAGAAAAAAGATGTCTGAGACGACTAGTGGACGTATTTTTACCTCTGAAGAGAATGATATCTCTTGGGGTAACGATCCGTTAAACTATCTAGTCCGTGTATTCATTGCCTTCTTGCAAACTATATGGGAGTCCGCTCCTCGAGGGGCTTTTCATTGGACTCCTTACGCGGAAGACACTGAAATTGTGATTACTGAGGAGAATCCAGTACACACAGAGACTATGGAGAAGCGTCCTACTTTGATCGTTTCTCTTGGTCCTACTAGATTTAATGGTACGACGTTAGATGATCTGTCTGGATTGAATCTGCATAATTCCGCAGAGAAGCATACAGACTTAATGCCTACCAACGTCACTATCTTTTGTGTATCTCGTGTTCCTTCTGAAGCTAGATTTCTTGCTTGGCAGAATGCCAGGATGATCTGGTCTATGAGGAAACTCTTTATCGCGGAAAAGGGGATACAAGATTGTGGTAGACGGAATGAAATAGGGTCTGTGACGCCTGCTGGAACGTTGGTGGTGGGTGATACTGAAGCAGAGTGGTCGGCATGCTCCGTTACGGTGCCTGTGTACATGCAGTGGAGTGATTTGGTGACACCGTTGAAGTATGAAGTCGACGGGCATCAGATATATAAATTAGAGCATATTAAATTAGCATTTCGGGGACGGATGAAAGAAGTAAGCGCTTCCCTCGGCCTCCCTCAGTCTGGTAATGATAGTAATATGCAAAGGTGGTCCGCTGGTACGGAAGATAGAGTACCAACCGTATGTACGGGAGGTAGTCTTCGGCCACCTATGATCAATGGAAGAGTTATTCAGCAGACAAAGGTTAAATAGGAGGCCATTATGGCTACTGAGCTTCTACAACCAGGCGTAACAGTTATTCAAGAGTTTCGTACTGTCAGCCCTACTATCGTAACTCCTACATTGGTTCCGTGCGCTGTTGCGCCAGCATTCCAAATTGTAGATGCTATGACGACTAATGCTGCGGGCAGTCAGGTAGCAAATTCTGAAGCTGTTGTATCTGTTCCCGCCGTGTTGGTATCTACTTCAGCAGCGCCTTATGCGTCTATGAACGCTAAGGTGTTGAGTGTAAGTATCAACAATGGGCCTACGCAGTCATTTACTTTTTCAGATCCTACTAGCGCCGGTCTAGACGCTGGTCAAATCTGTGATCAGATTGCTTCTCAATCTCCTGCTGGTTTTGGTGCATATGTAGTTACTAAAAATACAACTACTTATGTACAGCTGCGTACTACAGCTAGCGGGGATGGACAATATCTAAAGATATTAGCAGGTACTGCTAATTCAGTACTTGGATTCGCGGAGGGATACCAAGTTGAAGGTGTGTCTAGCTACAAACAAACACACGTTCGTATTGAACAACTGAATTTCCCAGACCCTAGGGGAATTGCAGATGAGATGGCAGTCAATACTGACTCTATCAGAGCTTTTATCAATACCGGTAAAGCTCTTAAAGAAGTATTCCGTACTGAAAGCTTTTTGCGGAATAAGAAGGAGACTACCTATACCTCTGGTGTAGATGTTACCTTCCCAGGTGGTGGTCTCTCTGGTCTGACTTTTATCTTCCAGCAAGGTCTACAAGGGGCAGCTACTACTTATACCTTCACTACTAGTCCGGCTACTGTTGACAATCTAGTCACAGCTATGAATACCCTATTGGGTACTGCTGCTACTATGTCAGCCTCCGGAAATAAGGTAGTACTAACTTCTGAACAAGGTTACATTAAGATAGGTGCAGGCACAGCTAACACTTATTTAGGTTGGACTGCAAATGCAGAAGCCTATACGCTCATTGTTGTTGATGACGGTGATGGCGACTCAACCAGCCCTCTAATTAAAGTAGCACAAGATAATTTTACAGCTACTGCAGGATACGCCAGTATAACTGGCACTACTACTATCAGTACAGAAGTAGCAGTCAATAATCTTACACTTCAAGTGTCTAATGATGGTTCTGCAATGCAAGAGATTGCATTTAGCGCTGGTCCAATTTCAGGCTCAACAGGCGGAGTATCTACTGCTCTTGATGGCAAATCTTTGTTCTTTACAGTTAATGGAACACATAAAACTTGTACATTCTCTACCCCAGCAACTCTAGCTGCTGCAGTAACACAAATCAATACGGCTGCTGGTACAACGGTTTGTTACCTTACTAATACGGATAAAGTTAATTTCCAAGTTGGTGGAGCAACTCCAACTTTGGGTGGTGATTTTACTCTTGTATATGGTGGTACGGCTAATGAAGATACCGTTTACGGTGCTCTTAATATTGATGCTCTAGTAAGCACTCCTACTCCGTCGGTTGTCTATCAGACACTCAGTCTAGCTGAGATCATAACTGCAATTAACACCGTCATGGGTGCTGGATTTGCTTCTAATGCTACTAATAAGCTGAAGCTCACCTCACCAATCACTGGTGCAGAATCTGAAGTTCGTATTGGTCGTGGTACTGCCAATACAATCCTAGGACTCGTCAATGATGCTTATGCTAACGGTTATCCCTTCCCACCAAAGGTAGGAGATGATGTTTACGCTGATGGCGTATTCATCGGTAAGGTGTCTGTCATAGCTCCGGGAGCTGTAACAACAACTTTGAAACTCGATAGAGAACTGGCTCTCACTTTCGTAGCACAAGCTATGTATATTGAATCAGTTAATATACCAAGTAGCTTGCCTGCCGATAGACCAACACCAAACTTGGTAATAGACCTATCTGGTGCTGTTCTTGTCAAACAGGGAATCCTACGTGATACAGAGGGTTTTGCTTTGGCAAATGCCTCTGGAGCTTTGATGATAGCTTACAAGGCTCTACGTCTAGATGTTACTTCTCAGGCTAGTAAACCAGCTCTATTAAACTTCTCGGACATCACTACACTCGAAACAGCTCTATCTCCTCTTAATGTAGATAATCCACTTGGATTGATGCTCTATTTCATGATGCTTAATGCACCAGGAGTGACGATTTCTGGTATAGGTGTCAATGAGGTGAGCGCTGCTAATCCAGATGGTACCGTAGCTGGTTACTCTGGAGCTTTAGCCTTCCTAGAGCCACAAGAAGTATATGCTCTTGCTCCTGCTTCACAAGATTCAGTGGTCCATCAAACATGTGCTACCCACGTAACAGCTATGTCAGAGCCTGAAGCTGGTGGAGAGCGAGTTGTGTTTATTAATCCCGCAATGCCAGATGAAGATTTGCCTACTCTAGTAGGTAGTGGTGATGGGGATAGCCTTCCATCTACCAATTGGTTTGATACTCATGTATCTAGCTTGGCAGCAGACCTGCTAGCAAAAGGTATTAATCCAGTAGGCACTATCCCTGTGAGCGCTGGGTTATATCTAACAGTGGCCGGAAGTACAAAACACTATAATATTGCTCAGATATCTGGTACTCGAGTACTTGTACGTGTTGCTTTCTCTGCCGGAGATAACACAGATGGGTTCTATTCGATTACTAATCTGTCCGGAAGTTTAATTGGTACTGCATTCTCGCTATACATTCGTGGAACGGCTTTAGTAACTTCTACTGGTTTGCCGGATTATGAACGTATAGCATTAGCGTACCAAAAAATGGGACAGACATACTTGAATCGTCGGGTACGTATGGTTGCCCCGGAGAAAGTGGGAGCAACAATTAATGGTACAGAAGAGCTCATTCCTGGGTATTACCTCTGCAGCGCTCTAGCAGGTATGGTAGGCCAATTACCTCCACAACAGGGCTTTACGAACTATCCTATTACTGGCTTTACTCGAGCAGTAGGTTCGAATGAGGTGTTTAGCCGGAGACAAATGAATGTAGGAGCTGCTGGGGGTACGTGGTGGGTAACTCAGAGTACTGCTGGGGCACCACTGCAGACACGTATGCAAGTTACTACGGACTTAACGAGTATTGAGACTCGTGAGCATTCGATCACAAGCATTGTAGACTTTGTGGCAAAGTTTATGAGGGTTGGATTGAGGAACTTTATTGGTCGGTTCAATATCACTCACTCATTCTTAGACTCGTTGTCTACGGTAGTACAGGGGCAGCTTGGGTTCCTTCGTGATGCAGGCATCTTGGTAGGTGGGGATTTGAATAATATTGTTCAAGATTCTACATCACCCGACAGCGTCAACATAGATGTCACCTTGGATGTCCCCTACCCATGTAATTATATACGCCTCGTAATAACCATCTAATATTACATTAAATCATGGTATAAGTACCACAGAGGTATTTATCCATGAACAAAAGACATCCAGGAAAACAAAAGAAAACAGATTACGGCCTTTGTAAGATGGAAGGGTGCACAAACACTACAGAAAATGGTGCGTTCGGATTTTGTCGAACGCACTATATGGCTTGCCGTCGTGGTCAAATAGACCGCAATGGGCAATTTCTGTATGAACCTAAACGGGTAAGAAGTTATGGTGTTGGTGCTCGTTGTCTAGTTCCTGAATGTGGTAATAGACCTAAAGGGCTAGGTTTATGTGCTACACACTACCAACAGCGTAGTAATGGAATAGACCTAGGTATAGAAATTCCAAATGGTGGCTATTCAAAGGAACAACCCAGTTATGAGGGCGTATCGTGCGTAGTGAATGGTTGCTTAAAACGCCCGATAAATAAAGGTATGTGTAGTAGGCATACTGAGCAAAGACGGGCTGGGATTATAGATCAGCAAGGTATTCCGCTTCGGGAACTGATGCCTAATGGGCGAAAAAGAGAACGTGAAAACTGGGTGGGAAGCACTCGAGACGGTTATATCCTTCGTACTGCTCCAGATGGGCATCCGCACGCTAGAGCAGATGGAACCATTTTAGAACATCGTTTGGTTATGGAGAATCAGTTAGGGCGGTGTTTAGAAGAGTGGGAAATTGTCCACCATAAGGACGGCAATAGAGCGAATAACGACATCCATAATTTAGAGCTAGTGGATGGTAGGGCGGGGATTGGGACTAGACACCACCCAGGTCATGACTTTGACCTGCTTACTGCGGCCCAAGTCATTGCCCAGAATAAAGACACATTACCAACTGCAATACTTGAGACCTTAAAAGGCATTCTCAACAAAGGAACTAATTAAAATGCCTAGAAAAGCCCTCTGGCTTTTCTTTTAGCCCTCAACCGGATTCGGTATAAGGAGAATTGATATGAGCAACTTTTCAGACTGGAAGCCATACGAGAGATTCGTTCAAGAGGGCATGAGTGACGGCAAGTTCCTTAATGCCGGATTTACCCTTCTGTGTGCAGGTCCTCCACGATTGGCAAATATGGGAGGAGCAACAGGTTTGGGTGCTGCTGCCTCATCTGCAGCAATAGATCAACTTGTTTACCCAATCGGCGTCATTCAAAATGTTAACCTGTCACACAATAGACAGTTTAGCCGGATATTCGAAGTAGGTTCTGAACGTTCTTACTTTATCTCCGGCAGAACTGTTGGACAAATGGCTATCAGTCGTATCCTCTATCATGGTCCTAGTTTGCTACGCGTACTCTATGCATATTATGCAGATACTGTAGCCCCATTTGTTATGCAATCACTATTCCCCAATGTGGGTGTCTCTTCGTTCGCAAACCCACATGATGTAATCATCCCTCCAGGATATGATAATCTGTTTGTCAATTTGGCTTCAGATTTGTTTAATCAACCTATTGGGTTGATGATGTACATCAAAGATTCAGATCAATCTACCTACGGTGCTGTGTACCTTGAAGGCTGCTATATCCCAAATCATACTTGGGCAACTGATGCACAGGGTGTCTTGATTCAAGAATCTGCGGCTGTTCAGTTTGAACGAGCTGTTCCAGTAGCTGTAACCGCTGTAAGTCTTCTTACTTCTGGAGCTACTGCTATCGCCGGGGCTACAGTATAAAATAGGTGGTAATGCGCCTATTATCCCAAAATGAGGTCCTTGAGAAAACAGCAGCCCTAGAGGCTGCTGAAGACCTTGGAAAAATACTGTCACATAAGTGGCATGATCATATTGCAGGAGGCTTAGCTGATAAACGGTCTCCTGCAGATTTCCCCCGAGAAGACCTACTCAAGGGTATGATAGTAGAGATGGAACACACAAGTGACCCATCTGTAGCTTGTGAAATAGCTATGGACCACTTGGTAGAGGACCCTCACTACTATAACCACGAACAGGACATGGCTAAAGAAGTACAAGATAAACTAGGTTACATTCTTCCCCGCGAAGATAGTGCCATTAAGTTAGCCGAGCTCATGGGCATTCAATTGGCCGGAATGACAAAGGAAGCTATTCCTAATCCTTTTTCAGCCATAAGAGGTATCGGTTCAAGACTGTTAGGAAGAACTGCGCCTAAGGTAGTAGGGAATGTTTTAGGTCGTGAGACAGAACAAGTAGCGGGTAGAGCATTAGCTGGGAATGTCCTACCGTCAGTTAGCGGAGAGATGGGGGCTAAGGCTATTAGACCTGGAGCTGTTCCAGGCACACATCTACGTGCGGGGGCTAATGAGACAACACTAGCAGCACAAGCTAAAGCACGTCCTATTAAGAATAATATCCAAACAGATTTACCCAATGCAGCACCTGCTGCACCTGTTCCTGGTAGTGTTGAGCATTTTAAAGCAGTTAATAGAGCAGACCCAACAGAAGCTGCTATGCGTGCTGGTGCAGTAGTTCCTCATTCGCCCGGCTCTGTAGTACCTAATCCAAAGGGTACAGGACCGGATGTGAAGAGGTTTGGTTGGGGTAAGGCTGCATTAGGTGCAGGTGCTCTTGGTGCTGGTTACGCAGCTTATAAGGGTATTCCTTGGGCAGCTAATAAGCTGGAAGAGACTAGTGCAATGCCTTTGGCATATGGTGGTGGTTGGTCAGCTACCCCTTATGGATACGGCAATACTCCTTATGGCCCCGGAACTGCGACGATGGGTTATGGGGTCTGATTGATTCCCGGATAGGTAGTGACCTCAGCCCACTGTTTATCCGGTACATCCCCACAGCATGTATTCGGCCATGACTGTGGGGGTCTTTGTTACAGGGCTAAGAAAAGGCTTAATAGCCTTCCCTTAACTAGCCGAGGCGTTGAGCATATTCTGCCCACTCCTCAGCTAGTTGTTCATCCTCTTCCCCGATTATTCCTCGAGAAAGAATAGAGGAACTTTCTTGTAGAGCTCTTAATTTAGCTCTACAATGTCTGTCCTCTATTTTCATCCGGAGAAGAACACAATAAGCCCACTGTTCTTTATTCTCCGGTTTAGACCTTCGAAGCATACGTAGGTAGGTGGGCCTACCTACGTATTTGATCAGTTCTTGTATCAACTGGCAGTCTCCCATCTCAGCTCTTACCTTTCAAGTAGGCTTTGCCTTCAGGGGACCATAGAAAGTCCCAAATGAATCGTAATGTGTTCATGGTTTTCCTCCAATATACTTATACCCATATGGAGGACCATATTTTCACTGATTATCGAAATCCTCGTCTAACTTGGGCTTAGTCTGCGGCTGATGGATTTCCCCCACCTTTGTGGTACCACTAGCAGCTAGATAATGCGCCATATGATCTAATAACGCTCTATCTTCTTTATCTAATCCGGCCAGTCTCTTAGTTCCTACTAAGAGTTCAGTAGCCAATATACGTTCATCAGGGCTAAGGTGTTCACTATCCATCATCTCTGATAGAGCGTTCTCATCATGCCCATAAAGCTCTTCAAAGAGTGTGGGGGCTAAAGAAGAAGTAGCTTTGGTCCCCATCTCCTCCGGCGAAAGAGGAGATGGAACCATTGCTGCTAAGTAGTCTTTAGTAGACCCAAAGAGTGGGCATTTCTGCCAACCATGTCCTTGGCCGGAACAAAGTAAACATTTAGTCATCTGGATCTAATATCAAGCCTACCATACGTTTCTCAAAATGGGTAGTAATGAGCGCCCGGATAAGACGTTGTACAGTCATCTTATCCTTCTTCCCCTCTCGAGCCAATTTGATATTCAATCTCACTACCTCTGCATCAAGAAACTTTTTCATTTGTTCCGTCAGCATTATCCGGGTATCTTTATGAATCTTTTCCTGAATAGATGCCTCATCTTGAGGCACATGTGTTTTACGCGACATCTTCTGGGAACACAGATTCAAGTGTTGGTACCACGTTGGCTATAATCATAATAGGTTGTTTACCTTCGTACACTATTAGCCATGCTTGATCTTGACCTCTACTATTAGGTCCTGCAGTATATATACGATATTTGGTAGGTTGATCAGTGATGAGCTCAAGTAACTCAAGGTATTCTGTGCGATAATACGCTCGCTGTTGTGCCGTAGTCTTAGACCACCCTACACTGTACTCAAATGGTACTGCTTCATATGTTACTGCCTTCTTCTCTGCTTCAGATTGGAATGTTGTTTCTGTAGCTCGTACTATCTTTGAAACGTCCGGAAGAAGAACAGTAGACCATTCCTTATCTTCAAACAATTCTGCATGAGGGCAGTCAAAACCCTCTTTAAGCAGGTTGTCTAACTTTGATGTATCTGTAGCTATTGCGTTTGAAGGCCAAGCTGCTATGAAGGCTTTACATGCTAATACCCAGTTACCTTCCTTGTCTTTGGTAGCCCATAATTTGCGTTGTTCTGTTTCCTCATCATTGAGTGTGGATAGAGTAACCTTTTTAATCTTACTGATTATTAGGTCATCAAGTACTCTCATCAATTGGCCTCCCCAGTAATGCCAAAGGCTACCTTTTTGATAAAGGCAATTGTTTCTTTTTTGTCAATATTGTGATTATTACAATCAAATATTACTTTCTTTTGTTCGGCGATGACGTGAGCCATTAGATGTAATGCCTCTACGGATAAGGTATCTAATTGCTCAACTGTTATAGCTTGAACTGTGTTTGTTGCTTCCAGCTTCTTTTCTAGTTCTTCTATTACAGGTACTTTATTTGTGTCACTAATGTATTTTGCATTATTAGTCATTCTTTTAATTGCGTCTCTGATAGCGCACAGATCTAAGTAAAAAGGAGCAAGATTATTCGTCTCTTGCAAACGAGTGTACAATGTACCAGTAAGGTATTTGAGGTCACCTACTACTCCTAGCATAGATCTGCTTATAGAATTATCTGGATTAGTTGCGTCTATATAAACAGCTACTTTACCAAAGGTTTTATACCTTTTTAGAATTTTATCTATCTTGCCTCTTAATTTGTTTGATGTTAATTGTTTCCCCTCCGCTGCTTCAGTGCCATCAACTTGTACAAGAAAATAGAATTTCTTTTTTTCCTTTTTCATTAGATGCCTTATGAAGATTGTTGCTGCAAAGAATACGGTGAGTAGAAATGCAACACATTTGATACGTATCAATGTCTACATTACCTAGCCGGTGGTTGTTGTACGTGTGGGATATCAAATGAAACTTCTCTATGAGAGGACATCATTGGAAAAGCACTATGTATATTTGATAATATAAATCCATCTTCAATTAACATCCTCTCTAATTCACTTTTCATTAGCCCTTCATCTAGACCGAATACGCTATACCGATATTCGATATGGTTTGCACAATATTTTGTTATACAATCTTCAGCGTGTTCTAGAAGTTTAGTATATTCTTCTTTAGCGCGTTTGTATGTGAGAGATATTCGTGCTGCAAGTGCTGCAGTTAGTTTTTCACTAAGTATTTCAGCAGATGTTTTCATTTGTGTCCTCCATTAGATCAAACGTACTGTACCGTACCTGGAGCGTTACGAGCGCGATATGGAAAGAAAATAGGTCTCTTTAGTCTATGGTCTATCCATATTCGCGGAAAAGAGAAACGGGAATGAAATTGTCGGGCGGTAAAATCAATAGCGATAGTATCGTCTATTAATATTACCCAGTGTTGATCTTTGTATTTGGCGTACGGTGGTCTTTTATCCACTCTGAACAGGTCGATTTTAGCTTTTAAATGTTTCATCTTAGCGTATTCGATGAAGTTTTCTGAAGAGAGCCAACACGCTCCATTTGCGTAATACGCCTCAGCTAGTTTAGGGTATAGTTTTATGAATCCTTTGATCACTTTACGTAGTTTGCGTGATTTGACCTTAGCTATTTGTATTTTAGAGTAGTTTGTAAGGATTTTTTTCACACGCATCAATAAAACATCCCGAACATACTGGAAAACCACTAAATGATTGTACAGACCCTTGTATCCATTTTGAACACATTTTACAGGTTAATCTGAGTACATTTACTTCTACATTTTCTTCTTGTTCTCTTCCGCCAATCAGTTCGATTAATACCTCATTGCACTTAGTACACTCCACTACCAGACTAGAGTTTCCACTGATATTATCATCACGCCGAAATGTTTGATAGTGTCCTATCTTAAGGAATTTAAGATGTCCGTGATCTGATAGTGCTTCTTGTTCCTTTTTGGTCAATGTTGCTATTGCCATTACTGCTCCTTTGGCCGTCCACATCCAGAGCAATATACTATTTTACGTACAGTGTCTTTATCGTTTTTCAGATCTTCTTTCGCATCTTTTAGCTTCTCTATATGAGAATATAAATGATCAATTAAATTATTAAGTTTACACATGGGTTCCTCTAATTCATTTAGTTTTTTTGTCTGTAATTTATATATCTTATCCGTTTCTTTATCAGCCCATTTATCTATTTTATCCATCTCTGGGTAATTTACCTTTTTTAGTTCTCGCCATCTTATTCGTGCCTTTTTTAACGTAGTGAATGATTGTTTAATCTTTTTATTTATTTCTTGTATTTTTTCATCAATCTTAGCTATAGCTGTTTCTTGACGTGTAGTCAGCTTTTTCATGATTTCTCCTATAATTCTGTTTGAAATACACGGTTCAGTTCTTCGTTGGTAGGAGTCTCCCAGTTGACTATTGTGCCGCTATCAATATCAATCTCTAATTGAACATAATCCCCGTAATGGTCTCCGGGGAAGAAGTCAGGAACGTATCCATCATACGCGCCGCCTATTTGCTTCTTATTTATGAACAAATCAGCACAAAAATTGTCGGAGCATTTAGCGCTTATTTCGATGATTCTCGGCATTGATCTTCTCCTAACAGTGGGTGGTTAACTAGTTACCTTATCCCCGTAAATTGATCAATATTACATAAGTAATTTAACGCATCCGGTAGATTTCGGCACCGTGCCGAAATCTACTAATTGCGTCAATAGTTATGACTCTTGCTCATTTCTATGAATTATGTAAGCTGTGCTTATGCTTCTATACGTCACAAGCCCTCACATAAAAAGCCCGGAAGTTGTTACTGTTCAACAACGCTTAGGCGTACTTGGATACTCTCCCGGTAGAGTTGATGGGGAATATGGCCCTACTACTGCTGCAGCAGTACAACGCTTCCAAGCTGCTCATGCTCTTCGACCGGATGGAATAGTAGGAGACATTACCTATGCTACGCTGTTAGCCTCTTCAGTTCCTCCAAGAGCCCCGCAGCCTAGTGAGGTGGCAGCCAGGGCCTTAGCTGAGGCAATCAAGCACCTGGGGCTCAAGGAGAGCCCTTCTGGCTCCAATAGGACGCCATTCGGAGAGTGGTTCGGGGTGAATGGGGTAGCTTGGTGTAATATCTTTGTGTCCTACTGCTACAATGTAGGTGCTGGGTATACCATCTGTGATGGTTATAAGGGAGCGGGGGTTAAGGCTGGCAAAGGGTGTGCGTACGTACCCACAACTGAGGCATGGCTACGCTCGAGTGGTTTGTGGGTAGGTAGGACTGCCCCTGTAGCCGGAGACATAGCCATTTACAACTGGGACGGTAGGGGTATACCTGAGCACATAGGTATTGTGGAGCAATACCTTGGCGATGGAACCTTCTCCGCCATTGAAGGCAATACCTCCATAGGCAATGACTCCAATGGCGGAGAAGTGATGCGGAGAACGAGGAAGGTAGAGAGTACTGACGGGTTTGGAAGAGTTATTTAGCTCTTATCTTGTTGTACTCTTTGATCGCTTTGTTTCTGCTAGGGACGTTTATGTACGCTCTACAAACAGTACATCCGCACCCTTTGTGGCAACACTGAATTAGGAACTGCGATATACCTACATTATCTACCTTCGTGACATGCCCACAAGTTGGGCAATTAACGGACTCGTTTCGCATTCTTCTTCTTTTTCTTTCTTGTATTGGTTGAGAAGATCACTTTGCCTTTTGGGCTCATGATACGGACCTTAGCATAAGTCCCGCTCTTCAGCAAAGTATCAAAAGCCTCCTCAGCTTTGTTACACGTAGTATAATGATCATATAAGATCCAACCTACTTCATCAGCACAGTCTTGAGAAGACCACACATCTATCCAGTAGCATTCAGACGGCACACTTTTAAGTAGCGTGTCGTCTAGCGTGAAACCGCCATTGATCAGTTCGTGCCCACACGAACAATGTATGGCTGTAGGACCTACAAAATTATCCGCATCACGAATAAAGTCCCCTTCGTTAATACTACTAGTCTCTCGATCTAAATTACTTTCTCTACAGTGTTCTGAGTATCCCCAGACTTGTAACGCGCCTTCTTTAGAAAAAGGTTGTTCACATTTGGGGCAGATAACGGGTATTTTTACCTGCCTGGTAGTGACGTGGATAGCATTTATACTTACTTCTATTTCTTTAGGTCCTTTTTCCCAGTCCGGTCCACTCATTACCTTAAAGGCATCGTTGTCTACGAATACAGCTTTTGCGCCATATCCTAAAGAGCTTGGAGCTTGCTCTAATATCCATCCACGCTTTTTGAGGATGCTTTCTTCTTCTGCTGTGAACTCGCCTACGATGTACATTTCTTTCCCTTCTTTGGCCGTACGATAATATCGATATCACCAGATCCCATCTTTTGCTGCTCACCGGTTTTCACGGCTTGCTCAATCATATGTACTACTCCAGCGTCACTGTAAATTCCTGATGCTGTTACAACAAATGATTCTCCTCCGAATTCATCCAACCTGGGCTTGCTACAAGTAAAAGCAGCTGAAAAACACACAACATCTTTGGGACGGAACTTGGCCAGAAAAGCGCGAACAAGCATTGCCACGTTAAAGGTGTTACCCCACTCCTCTCCGTAAATCCACAGACCTCCTTGCTTCAGATCTAAGCACCATTGGAAATCGGGCCACGGTGCTTTCGTATCTATACAATTCCTACCAAAATCCAGAGCTTTAGAGACTTTTATCACCGACTCCTCTCTATCGGAGAAGAGAGTATCATCCTCGAAAGTACCCTCGAAATCAGATCGCAGCAAATCTTCTAGCCACTTCACCTCTCTCTTCTTGAGCTTATGTATTTCAAAGCTGAACTGCGTGTAGTTATTGGCCATATTGCTCTACTTTCTTAAAATGCGTGGGTATACGACCTCAGCTATTTCTTCTAAAGTGTCTGGGGACCAAGAATGGTCCATGTTGCCTTCGGGCCATAGTATTTCTTTGATGAGTGCTATTTTTATTACTGCCTCTTCTGGCTTAATTACATTCGTATCATTTACAGCAACTTCTAGTTCGTCTAATGCATCTTCTTCTGGTTTAGTACGCCATTCGTCTTTACTTAGCATACTAAGCACTTTTATGGCAGCTGCTCTTAATTGTTGAATAGCATTCATTTGCGTGATGATGTCTTCCATTGGTTCTCCAAAAGTAATAGCGATCAAAGAAATAGGGCTGTGCTTGCACACAGCCCCCTTCTGCTCAAGACTCTTTCTAGAATAGAGTCTTAAGAGTGATGTATGCCCTACGAGTATCCGAGTCCTTCTTTAATTGGGCAAGAGCCAATTGTACGCTTATTAAATCTGCGCTATTTACTTCTTTTGCCAAAGCTTGTGTGACCGCAACAATCCTTGTGACCTTATCTGCCTTTGAAAGTGATGACAACGGCCTCTCCTTGTGGTGGGTTAATAGACTTCAGATTACTTATCCCCTATTGGAGCTATTGTTTTCAGTACCTCAGTAAACATTTTTATTAGTCCGGTTTTTTGGTCATACACAAAAAGGGAGTCTATATTTTTGTTAGAGGGTGTGTCAGTTGATACCATTGCCTTTGCTTTATGCTTTGCCTTATTTTGTTTGATGCGATTAGTCCGGAAAAGAGGGAAGAATTTATATATTAAACCCCATATGTTGTTCACACTATCTGCTTTTCTAAATAGTGTAAGGATGTCTTTGAGTTCTTCATCATTCTCCACATTATACACAAATCGTCCAGCGGTTAATGGATAACTTAGGGTTCTAGTAAGTGCTATAGTAGCGCCTATACGCCGAGAGAACTGATCTTTTTTGCCTACTACAGCAATACCAAGGCATTTGTTATCTTGGTTATATGCAAGAGTACAAATCCATGTTCTTTTCATACTCCCATTTTCCGGATATTGAATAGAGAAATGGTGATTGATTGGTTTCATCATTTTGATGGCTCCTGTTGGTCAGTGTCTTCAATAACTGTGGATACCATTCCATCCTCAAGTTCTTTTATAGTGATCTCTATTCCGGGTATTACTGACTTTAGTGCTTTGTTAAGCAGTACAGCATATTTTTCTGGGTACCAAATATACCCACCTTCACCGTCAATACCCCAGTCAGTTATGAAATTGATTGTTTTTCGTAGTGTATTTTTACTCATTTTTGTTTGCCTCTCATTTTTCATTTGTTATGTGACAGGTAGTCCTGCTAGACCTAATAGTTCTATGATTTCTGGTAATATTGATCCCTCCTGAATGAGTAAGTATGGACACTAATATCCTTATACCTACTTTATCCCTCTTTTTAATCCGGCTTAAAATAAGCGGGCTAAAGAAAAGAACAAGAGCACATGCTTTTATCCTTTCCTTTAAGGCATTCCCTGTTTGTTTAATTAGGCGTCTGCACGCCTGCTGCTGTGTTTGCCCTTAGGTGAAAATGTAATTGGAGGAACATCGTTACACGCTTCACCACGACCATGATTGGTCTTGTAGGAGAAGTGGTTGAGAAGGGCTTCGAAATTAGTGATACGCAGACCTTCTCTCTCAAAGAAGTTCTTGATGGTTACTGGAGTCCATCGAGACCCTTCAATGATTTGGAAAGTTTCAGAGGATTCCACTTCATAGACGCCATGGCTTCCATCCATGGAACCTTCCAACAGTCCATCATCGAACTTTCTTGCTTTCCTCAGAAAGCGCATAAACTTCCCAGCTCGACTGATAAGTATAAGAACATCGTCTAAGTTATTGAGCTTCTTAATCAACGGCCGGAAGGTCATATTTTGACTATGAGACCCGATTCTGAAATCTCCTAGGGCTACGAACATGACATAAATATCTCTAACCTTTTTCTTCATCTTGGCTCCTTGTTGTTGGCGAAACAGATGGTCAATCTCCTTATCACAGAGATTGACCATCTTTTGCACGGTGTCACTACACAATTACGTAGTTACCGCTTCGCTCTACAGCATCACGAAGCCTGTACTTCGGCTCACCCTTCAGGTCGTCCTTTCGTACGCATTTCACGTACAATGTCTTGCCCTTTTTGGGCTTCTTTGTAGTCTTTTGTACGTTCTCCGGCTTAGTAGCCGGAGAGAAGGTGAAGGGAGTGGGCTGAGTTGTCTTGGTTGAGGTAGCCTTATAGGTTACATGATCATTGAGCGCCTTCCCCAATGTTTTCATTTGTTCAGTCTTCAACAACGGAAGGACTGCAAAGAAGGCTTTAAGGGCCTCTTCACTAACCTCCCATACCAATCGGACACCTAAGCCGGGGGAGGGGGTAGTAGAGTCATTTTCAATCATATGGTTCTCCTGTGTGTGTTGGTTTCTACTGCCATCGAATAGGATTGTTGGTTGTGCTTGATTCTTCGTGAAGATTATTTCACGAGTCTTATATGAATCTGTTCGAGGTGGCCTTTCTATCGTCACTCCAAGTGCAGCAAGTCTGTCTTTGGAGTGACATATCTTGGAACTCAGTTGCTGGTTAGAACCAGTGATGTTTAGGTGCTCTTTTAATTGTTCTAAAGAGCCACTCCATGGGGCAATTGAACTGATGTCTCTAATCAATTCTTCTTTGCTTATCATTTTCACCTCATTTCTTCATCGCACATGTCTAGAACCAAAAAGGCCAGCTTTTGAGCTAGCCTTTTTGCTTCTTTCTCTCGTTGTTGTTCGACTTCCTTTAGATCGAAATATAATTTAACCGTTCTTTGATCTTTCTGGAATTCGGAGGTACAAGGCGCTTTACTACGGTATCTTGTCGCCATTTGCCCCTCCAGATGTTGCCTCCACCAGCTCATAATAGGCCATCTCAAGTTTTCTGATGGCCTCTATGCACTCTTTTGTGTTGAGGCTTACCCCACAGAAGATGTATTCATCCATTCGCGGATGGCCGGAGAAGGGTTGGGGAGTTGAGTGATTGGTATAAGAGTCAATACTCTCCTGTACCAGTGCACTCAATTCCCTTGGGCTAGCTGCCACAATTTGCTCTTTTGTCATCCTGTTGTCACCTTTCTGGTTTATTGCACATCAACGTAATCAAAACACAATTGCAACACTTCATCATAAGATGAAGCTTTAAGTGCCTTGTTTTGAAATTCAGCGGCTCGGTCTGTTAACTTTGCATTTTTGAGAGTCTTACAGACTTTGCCTATGATAAAAAACACGTTACCATCTGTGCCTACCAAGACACATTTGGGTTTCTCTTGTTTTGACATTGGGCAGTTTAATTGGTGGTTGTAGTACCTGCACCCTTTTTTTGTTCCACAAAAGGCGTGCCAATTCCTTGGGTCATCTTATTAATCGCATTCATATATTCATCTTCTGTGAGCTGTACCCCACAAAAGACATACTCTGCCCCCAATAACCCGATGGAATTGAAACAATTGGTGCAGCGTACACAGTACGCACAACCGCAACAATATTTGCAGTCACTGCAATTAGTGCAACTCAAACACAATTCACAATACGCACAAATACTGCACTGTAGGCAATTTATACAGTAACCGCACGTGGTACAGTGCAAACAATTGAAACAGTTATTACACAGAATGCATTCTAAACAATTTTTGCATTCAGTGTTATTTGTTATTTTAAGATTAACTTCCTTCGCAAATTTTTGTAACTCTTCTGTGTTTGCTGCGACTATCTGTTCTCTAGTCATTTGGTTCTCCGTTTTTTGGTTTCTTTGGTTTTTTATCACGAAGTTTTTCCATGCATTTCTTGCAAAAGCTCAAAGGTCTGCCGGTAGAGGGTGAGCAGATCATCTTGTCTCCTGTAAAGTCCTCCTTGCACTCATAACAATGGAAGAGATTTACTGAGGACGGTAACCCTTTTAACATTCCCCTACCTCCGGTTTATGTATTTCTTTAGGAGCATTTGTGCTCCTGCCATCAATAACCCGTAGGCTACTGACCCTGTCAGAATCCAAATTATCATGTGGTTCTCCATTGGTTGTCTCCGGTTATCCGCCGGAGAGAATAATGAGAATTACTTACTGTTCATTCTCATACATATTACTTATCCCCGTTTATCCCTTCTTATTTACACTCTTCCGGCCGGATAGAATATGGATAAAGAAAAGGACAGGGGTGCTGTATTCCCCTGTCCTTTACTCTTAATCGGCCGGATAAAGAAGTATTATTATGATTTTATTTTCTTTGCTGCACCTATATGTTCCCCACGCTCTATAGAGATTGCTAAGCCACTTCCAGTTCGCATTGGCCAATTATGTATATACGCCAACAGATCAGCACGCTCTGGAAGTCGACCATAGTGGCAACACTCGTGCTCCACTACTCCATTGAAGTCATTCCACTCGTCCTCTGGTCCGGCGGATAGGACCGCAATTTCCTGCTTGCAGATTGCGCATTTCATGGCTTGAACCTCTCAGCCATCCCTTCGTGTAGTCCTCGTTCAATTATTTCCGCTACTTGGCCGGATGTAAAAATAGAAGATACTGATCGTAATAATGCCAATACATCAGCACGTTCTTTTTTAACTGCATCTTGCACTAACTGGCAATTCACATGTGTGATGATGCCTTCCTTTTCTTCATCCCCTGGAGTGGTACAAGCACCAGCCCATGGCAAATCTATATGTTGTTTACAGATTGCGCATTTCATGGCCTGCTTCTTCTCTCGAAACGCCAAATCACACAGTCGTCTTTGGTTTGCTCGACCAAAACGCATTCTTCTATGGGCGCGCCAGTCTCCATAAGGAATGCCCACAGCAGCGCGTTTTGAAATCGCAGGCGCACACCAGATGCCTCCTGCATTAGATTCGTCGTGCAAAGCTCCAGCAACGTCATGGCCTGCACCACACTTCAATCACGACCGTCGCGCAGAATGCAGCGGCAACCAGGGCGAAGCCGAGCGCGGGGCGCGCGTCGTATGTCATGGCTTCACCTTTCCCGCTGCGCCTACGTGCTCGCCGCGCTTCTTCAGCTCGACGTCGCACTCTTCGTGCCCATTCGGCATCACCGTCTCGTGCGCGGAGACAATCCCGTGCTGGCGGATGATCGCGAGCACTGGCTTCCTGGCAGGCACCGGCTTGCCGCAAATTGCACAATTCATTGTTCCTCCTTCATGTCCGCATAGTCTGCGCGCTTCATGGCTTCATCTCTGCTGTAGTATATGTCCACAATTTGTAGCGTAAAACGATTGCGTCATCAGTAAGCTCTTTGTCCGGAGTTGAAGAGAGTTCATTTTTAATCGATTTAATGAACTCGATCAAATCTTCTAGAGCTTTTAATCGAGTTGTGCCCGTTCCTATTAAATCTAAGTACTTATCATGGGCCGTCCATATTCCTGGTCCATGGTCAATCAGTTCAATACTCATGGCCGCCACGCTATCGTTGCCTCATAGCTTTCATTTGCGCACTCTTTTTCTCTTTCGATGTCTGCATCACTATTTTTCTTTTGTGCTTCTTGTTTGCGCGTATCTAAGCATTTTACATGACTTCTATGCCCACACTGATTGCAACGATATACTAAGCACTCTATCGCATCAATTGGATGTGAAGTGTATACCCCTGGACCGGATGGAAATTGATATGACGGGCCAGTAAATCCATTGGCACCGCACTTTTGGCATTTAGCTGAGTGCTCTTCTAGAAGCAGAGGCACAGTTTCTTCTTTGACTTGCGTCTGAATGCACTCAGGCAGACGTATTGCCCAGCGTGGCTCAGAGGGGTCACGCTCGCGGAGTATTTGATCGAACATTTTACACTTTAGTGGTTTGCTAACAAGAAACTGGCAATGCCCACAGGTTTTTTCTTCGCAATTGATGTTAAATGAGATTCTTTTCATGTTCTCGTCCTTTCTATTTCAAAGACTAAGTACCAGCGTTATTGTAATGACGTTGGAAACTTTGGCGAAGGCTCGCACCATTTACGAATAACCATAATCAGCAGTACAAGAGGCCAAATCAGAAAAGTCTTAATGGCCATCTTTTTTGGGTGTGGTTCAGCCATGTTTTCCTTTCCTAATCCGCCGGAGAATAGAGGAGTTATGCTTTTATAAGTTTACCTTCTCCATCACAACGATAAAGTACATTCGGCTCAATTCCATTTTCTCCTACATACCCTACCGTGATTCTACGTCTTCCACTGTCATACCAGTCTAATGCTATGACTCCCCTTTCTCCTGCCGCTGCTCGTGAAAAGTATCCTCCTATATTCTTTGAGTGCTCTCCTCCTATATTTATTGAATGCCTTCCTCCTATATTCTCTGAATAATCTCCTCCTATATTGCCAGCATTTTCTGTATTGAGACTGTAGGCTATAGCTTTATTCTGCCCTCCATGGTTCTTTATGAACTTAGTAGCCTCATATTGATCACCACAGAATACAACGTTTCCATATGGAAATTTGATCTTATCGCCGTCTATATTTACTACTTTTTGTAAAGACACTTCTACAACCAACCATTTTGCGTCTTTATCCCCTGCTAGAAATGCGCCAATACCTTCCCCCCAAAGCAGCCCATGAAGGCCATGCCCACAATATGGTTGTGGGCTCCAATCATCACACTTCACCGGACCAGAAGAAGGCCATTGAAAGCTACCGTAATTACTTTGTAAGTTTTGATCACATGTGCGAAGTACTAATGCTTTGCCTCTAGGCAGCTTATAGGCCGTTTCTTTTTGTGTTTTCTTTTTTGTCATTGTTTTGTCCTTTGATCATTACAAGGGTATTGTTGCTTCATATGATTCTTATCCCTGTTATACGTTCTTTTTTGCTGATGAAGCTCTACTAAGACTCATCACTCTTTCCCGGCCGGAGAATAGAGGAAGATTGATACGTGGAGAGTATGGTTCTCTTCCTGTACTTCCCTAATTCTCCCCATACTCTCCCATTTCCTAATCGGCCGGATAAAGGAGAGAGGGATGTTGGGGGTG